GGGAATGGATCATTAGCTATATAATCTATAGCCTGAGTTTGCGGGACAGCTCTTCTAATAACCACAGTTTCTCCAGTAGCAGGTGTATTGCCAGATGTAAAAGTTACATTTCCACCTGAAGCATCTCCCGCACCAGATACTGTATAGTGTGTTGTTAGAGTCTTTGTTGTTTCTGTTCCTGTAGAGGAACGTATAATAACTTGTAGGTCTGTGTCTGCAAATATTTTAAAGCTATAAGCAAAAGCTGTAGTTGAGCTATTACCTGAATATGAATTTTTTACTGTTGTTGATGATACTGTCATATTATTCTTCTATATTACCTATACATTATTTAGTCTATCTCTTTTTTTATTTTATAATATTCTTTTCCATAATACTCATTTATAGCTTGTTTTGCACCATTAATCATATCTTTTAACACAATATTTGTTAAATACAATTTTTCTTCTGGACTAGAATCTTTAGCTTCATTTATATTTCTTATAAAATCTTCTTGTATTTGAATTGCTCTGTAAGCTCTTTCTAATAAAACCCAATTTTTAGGTAACTTTCTTTTTTCTGCGTTAGCTTTAGCTATCTCCCCTCTATTCTGTAGTATTCTTGCAGCATTTAATCTTTTTCTAACAGGCTCATATAATTTTCTAAAATCAGTTATAGGTTCTGCATTTCTATCAGGATTTTTAATAATAATAGCTCTTATAATTGGATATTCAGAAAGCATTTTTTTTCTGTTATTTGATCTATCTATAACACCAGCAGCATCTAATAAAGAATCTGACAAAGCTAATATATATCCACCAATACCGCCAGTCCAACCTCTCCAAGCATTTTCTAAAACCAAAGGTGAAGATAATTTTGAAAAATCATCTCCATCAATTTTTCTTATTAATGATGCTATTAATTTTGTTGTTTCAGAAGTATAATCTGTAAACTGATATTCAGACGGAACATTCTCTAATCCTGGTGGAATAATAGGTCTATCAAAAAAGAAATTTCTATTATTTTTTGCTTCAAACCAAGGTTTAGCAATATCAGGAAATGGAATTAATCCCTTTAATGTTTGTACAGCTATAGCATCTTTAAATTTTTCTATAGCTTTTGGGTCATTATCATAATAATAATCTAAAAATCTTTCAGTTCCAGTACCAAATATTAAACCTATTTCAAACGGTTTAGGTATTGGATAATAAGTTCCATTTACTTTAATATGCCAAAATAAATCTTTTCTCCATTGGGGTAAAGATTGGTAATCAGGATCATCGTGATTAGCCATCCATAATAAAATAGATGGAAGTTGTACAAACATAAAAGTTTTAGCATAAGTTTGTACTGGTCTTTCTTTAAATGCTTTTATTGTTTGATTTAAACCTTGTATTCTTGCATTAAAAAAAGCAGAAATTTGATTTAAAGCAAAAATTTTAGAACCCATTCTTCTATAATCAATAGGATTTTCTCTAGTTTCAAATGCAGCTTTTCTTAAAGCAACTTCTTCTGGCATTCCTTTTTTTAAATTTCTATTTAAAGCTAATGTAAAATTACCTGATCTATTAACTCCTTCAGAAAATTCTAAATATATTCTAAAAAATTCAGGAAAATTTTTAATATAATTAATTGGCTTTGTTTTTGTAAAATATTCTTTTATTGATCTATCAAAATAAGTTCTATCAAATGTAACTAAAGAATTTTGTAATGCACCAGACTTAACATATTTTTCAAATATAGGGTCTAAACCTAATTTAGTTCTTATAGGTTTTATCATTAAAGCTGCACCTTGTATTGTTTGTAAATATGGAGGATAATATCCCTTACTTAATATAGCAGAGGTAAAAGCATCTCTTGATATGTTGTTATACATAAACTCTGCTGCACCTGTTGCACCAGCTCTTAATGTTCTTGATGGTAAAGATAAAACATTTGCTATACTTTGAAAAACTGTTTTATCAAAAACTTTAGTTGGTCTTGCAAATGATTCACCTACCTCCCAAACTTCTCGTTTACCATTTCTATATATAACAATTTCTGAATTTTTTAATATTCCAGATTCTTTTCTAAAAACAGAAAATCCATCACGAACTTCTGGTTTTAAACTTTTAGGATTATCAACTATAGACTCTAATTCTTTTTCAGATATTTTTGTTTCTTTAGTTCTTTTTTTTGATATTTGCACCTCTGAAAAAAAATTAGGATCATTCTTTCTTCCTTTTTCTATCATTTCAATAAATGATACATTGGCTTCATTTCTTCTTGCTATAGTTATATAAGTAGAAATATTGTTGTAAATACTTTCAAATGGATCAATAATTTGTCTTTTACTACCTTTAAAAAATTTTAATGGATTTCTAACATTTTTAGAAAAATTACCACTACCTGCATCTTCTAAAAAATCTCTAAAAAAAGGAACAAAATCTTTATTAGCTTTTAATGCAGCTTGATAAACTTCTTTTGTAATAACACCTGCATCCAATAATTGTTTTAAAGCAAGTTCAGATACTTTTACAACATCTCTAAAGGCTTTTTCAAATTGAGGATTTTCTTTTACAAATTTTTTAGCAGCTTGTATATTAACACCCGTTTCTAATTTTTGAGCATTTTTTTCAATAGCTCTTTTAGAAATACCATACCTAACAAAATCTTTATACAAAGCTATTGTATTTATTTTATTATCTTTAAAAATTTGTTTTAAAGATGGACCTACAACTAAATTAGTTTTAAAGTCTAAAGCACCTTTTTCAACAAATGATTCTATTGTTCCTCTAACACCATTTAATAATTGAAAATTCTCATAAGGACTTATTTCTTTTTCATAATTAATGCCTAGTTTATTTGCTTTTTTTTCTGCTCTTTTATAAACATGGTTTTGATCTATAAGATTATAAAATATATCATCTATAATATTTTCTGTTTTAAATGTTCTTTCTGTTGGTTCGTATTTAATACTTTTATCTAACTCAGCTCTTGTTGTATCTAAAACTGTATCAGCTTTTTCTATTGTTTCTTTTGTAATAGGCTCTAGTTTTACTTGTTTTTTTTCAGAAGCAATCTCTCTGTAAGCTCTAGGTATATCTATATTTTTTGAATTTATATCTTCCCATATTGTTCTGTCTTTAATTAAATCACTTATAACATCAATAGGTTTTTTTGCTGTTTTACTAATAACATTATCTATTTTAGATTTAGGTGCTTTGATATTAAAAGGTGCAAACAATAATGTTGTAATAGCAAAATCTTCAGCTGTTGGTAAGTCATCATTCATAACTAAACCAGCAGCAGTAAAAGCACTAGATTGAGTTATTGTTTTTCCTGCAATGTTATTTACAACAGGATTTAAAAATGGTACTTTTCCTAATACTAAAGGAAGTTTATATGCGGAATATAATTTAACTCCTGTTTTAGCTCCTTCACTTAAACCCTCTTCTATAAATATATCCCACCATTCTGAATAAGTTTTTACCTTTCCTCTTTTAAGAGCTTCGGTGTACATACCTTGAATAGCACCTGCTGAAAAACCACCACCAAAAACTCCACCACCAGGTCCAGCCGTTAATCCACCAACAATAGCTCCAGGTGCAAAAGTAGGAAGTTCAGCAACTAAACCAACAGCACCTTCTGTTAATTTTTCTAAAAATCCTGTGCCTTCTGGCTCTGGTAAATCATACTGAAAACCCCACTCTCCTTCGCTATGATATTTAATTATTTTATTTATACCAGAATTTCCTATGGCTTTTTCAAAATAAGGTTTAAACTGATACCTTTCATCATTTCCAAATAAAAATTTTTCTATTCTATCTGCAGCATTGTCATCAGGAATTTCCATTTCATTAGATATATTAGGATAGCCAACATCTTTCTCAACTTCTTTTGAAATAGATTTCCAATATTCTCTAATATCTTCTCTATTATAAGGTACTGCACCAAATGCTTCAGATATTTTTTCAGGAGGAATATCTGATTGACGCATTTCAAGAATTTTATTTTCTTTAAATTTATTAATTTGATCAATAGGAACTCCTGCGTTTATCATATCATTAATTTGATCAACTATAACAGGCATTACTGTTCCTTTTTCTTTTGTAAATATTCTTGATATTCTTTAGAGTTTAACCAATCATCAACTGTTTTATATTTATCAGGATTCCAAGGTGGAGGTAAAATAACAGATTCCTCCGTAGCTTCTGTAGATTTTTCAGAAATAATTTTTGTTAAATAATCTTTATCAGGTTGAAAACTTTGCCAATTTTTTCCAATAAATAATTTATTTTTTGGATTTAACATATCATCCACTTTTAATCCTTTTTTAAGTCCTTCAGTAAAATTAAATATTACTTGTGATTGAAAATTATTTAATCTATTGTCTAAAGTAGTATCTAAATATTTTAAAGAATTTGGTCCTTCAATAACAGGTTGTAGACTTTCTAATAAAGTATATAGTTTTTTATGGCTATTTATAAAGTCTGGATTGTTAGTATTAGGTAAAAGATAGTTTAAGTAAAATCCAAATTCTTTTTTAGATATACCATTACCCACTCTTTCAGTAATACTTTTTGGTTCTGTTTCACCATCTAATGTAAAAGGTGTAATATGATCTTTAACTTGTCCTGTTAATATTGCTTTCTGTATATTAAAATTTTTATAATAATCATTAACATTAGAAAATTCTTTTTGTCCAATTTTTGTACTTAATTCTACTATTTGTAATTTAGAAGCTGCTTCATAACTATTTTTTGGCTCTCCAAAAACATCATTAATTTTTAATGAGTCTATTACTGCTAAAGTGTCTGTGTCTTGATAAAATTTTCTATATTTATTTATACTTTCATCTTTTTGTTGATTAAGTATAGCATTGTTTCTATTGTTAATTTCAGCTGTATTTTGCCTTCTTACTTGTTTAGCATAATCGATAATTGCAGTTTTATCACTACCAGGTAATGATTGCCATAATTTTATTTTTTCAATATTACCATTAAAAGTTTGATTAATAATTTCTTCATAATTTTCTACCACTTCTTGTGCGGTTGTATCTTCATTAATATTTAAACCATCTGTAAAATATAATTTATTATTGTTTAATATAGTTTCATCGGCTTTAGTTAATAAAGCAGATTTTTGTTTAATATCTAAACTTGTAAATTTATCAATATTATTTTTTAATTCATAAGGATTTTCAGCAGCTAAATTTTGTCCTAATTTTAATTCACCAAAAACAAAAGCTGTATTTTTTTCTTTTTGTAAAATTCCTTTTTCTTCTATACCATCTGTTTGTGTTAATCTTGCAGATACATTATTTTTATAAGTATCTAAATATTTTACTCCATTTAAAACTAAAGATGTAGTTTCTTTTAAAATTAAATCATCAGTTATTTTTTTAGTATCTGATATTTGTTGATTTCTTGATCCTTCGAGACCTTTTGCTTTAAACAATCCTGCGGTAGCATAAAATTTTCTTTCTAATGCTTTTTTAGTAAAGCTATCAAATTTTTGTAATTTATTATTTTGAGCATATTGCCAAAGTTTATTGACATCATTATCAAATATTTGAGCAGCTTCATTTGGATTTCCATTAGTTTTAGTTTCAGCTTGAATACTATAAAAACCTTTTGTTCCATCTTCTTGATTAATAAATAATTCGTTTAAAGCTAAAGTAGCTTTATTATCAGCTTCTAATTTAGCTTCTTTAACATATTCCTTTGTTAAAAAATTAGTTACAGATTTAGTTGCTCTATAAATATTTTGAGCAGGGTCTAATTGAATATTACTTTCAACATTAGGACTATCAGAAGTCATAGTTAATTTAGATTTATATGTAGGTATTTTCATAATTATGCCATTGTTAATAACGATGTTCCAACATCACTAACTATTTTAATTTGTTCCATTTTAGCTCTTTCTTTTGCTATTTGACCTTGAATACGAGAAAGATTAGCTTCTTCTATATTTCTAGCTTTTGCAATTTCATTATTGTAATTAGCAATATCCTTATCTACTTCTGCATTATATAAAGTTGAAATTTTAATATTTTGTGCAGTACCGCTTCCAATAACAGCTCCTGATTTTCCTGTAGCTACTTTTTGAGATGACATTAGTAATTTTAATTCTCTGTCAAATCTATCTAATTCTAAATCTAATTTAGAATCTAAGATTTCATTTTGTTGTTCTTTAATAACAGCGTTACGATTAGCAACTGATTGATTAAATTTTCCTATTTGTCCTGCTTGTTGTATTCCTAAAACAGCAGACCCTGCTGCTATATATGGTGCTGCTGGTACTAAAAATCCCATTAAAAAATCCTCGCATATCTGAAGTGATCTGAACCATCAAAACCATAATGTTTCATCAATCCTTCGTTTTGTA